CTCTGTGAGCCTCATATGCAAAAACATTTTCGTCGTTATCATAGAAGTCTCTAAGAACAAGATCGAAGGTCCCGTACTTATCAAGAGCATCAGGTGACTTAGATACGTTTTCAATTGAAAGCTTATATTTGGTGTTTGAGCCAGCCGGATCGCCTGACTTACCTTTAAGCACGCCATCACTTAGCAGGTGAACTCTAAATAAGTTCTTTGAAGTACCGCCAAATTTCTGGGATACGATGAATGGCGTTCTAGCAGCTCTAAATCTTTCTCTAAAGTTTTCAAAGTTTGGTGCGGCAGCTGCACTTGTGTTTCTATCAAGTGCACCTGTCAATAAGAACGCGTTCTCGGCGCTTCCAGAGTAGTGGCCTGCAGGACTAACTGCATTGTTTACCTGTGATCGGCCCCTGGTAGTAATTCCTGATCCCGTCACTACTGCATATTCTGGATAAACGTCATAATGTGTATAAAGAACATACCCATGATCCTGGAGAGCTTTCGGATCCTTGTTGAACACATTTGCAAAGTAATCACGATCAACAGGATTGAAAGAAGCAGTTAGAACTCTTGGATAATCAGACCCCTTATGCCCAGGGAGGAGCATGGTGAACTTCGGAGAAGAATTAACATAGTTAATGGTTCCTGTGAGGAAGCCCACAGTTGTTCCTGTGTCATCTGCATCATTCTGACCTTTGTAAGATGACGTCATCGTAGAAGTAGGTGTATTTCCTCTATTCATCAGGCCGTTTGAACATGAAAGACGCAAGTTAACACCCGAGGCAGCCATCAAAACTCCTCGAAGGATTGAAGATGCACCTCTTACAAAGTCGCTATCTGCTGCTCTCTCAATGCCTGCATCAGACAAGAAAGTACTTCCGGCTGACTCTGACATATAACAGCCCAGGAAGAAGGTTCTCCCCTCTCCGGCGCCGCCTGTATTTGCATCGGGATTATCCCCTACATATTGGGTTGGGAGAGGTTGACGGGCACCAACAACGAATCCTGCACGCGTAACAGTTCCGTCTGTTGTTGATCTTCTTTTACCGTCGCCGGAACCTAAGACTCTTACGTATGTCAGGGCATTAGAATTTCTTAACCATTCCCGAGCGGCTATCGGACCGAACTGGTCGCCGCTGATAAATCCGAATTTTGATTCGAATTCTGCGAAGCTTGAAACTGTGATCGGAACAAAAGCAGGCCCTTCCTGTGCTGTTCCTATGATTCCTGCAGGAACGCCAGTTGGACCCGCTGGGGTTGGTCCGGACCTGTCGATCTCAAAAGCTCTTACTCCGGGGCTTTTAAAAGTACGTTCGGCCATTACTTAAATCTCCAAATCATCATTCTTAACTATGCTTTACTCAAAGCTTACGCCGGCATTTGTTATGATGAAATCAATTGATATGAATTCGATGCTTCTTGTAGGAACTATCACAATTCTTCCGTTGAGCCTGTTCGATTCAATATCCTCTTGAGAATTATTTGAATCGTCCATCACTACTTTGAACTGTTCTATTCCGCTTTGAGCTTGCACCACTGCAAGTAAAGGAGAAACCTGTGCAACAAATTTCGACCTTAGCGCAGGTGTATTTTGTTCAAAAACAAACCCGTTTGCGACCTGTGTTACGAGGCGCTTGACTTCAAGAAGCATTCTTCTAACATTAACTCTATCCAGGGCAGACTTCGCCATCTGGAGTGTCTTCTGCCCAAAAATTACAAATCCTTGTTGCGGGAAAGTTGCAATTGGATTAATTCTTGCGTCATAAAGTTCGTCTCTATCTTTAGCAGTCAGCCTTACACCAACATTTTGCACGAAATCTAGGGCTCCCCTGTTGAAGCCTGCAGGTGCAAACCACGGGAACGAAACCTTGTCATTAAACGCAAGAGCTGCAAGGGCCGCAATAGAAGAAGGAACCTCTACGTTAGCTCCTGTGCTGACATCTTTTATCACCACGTTGGGGAAATATGTTGCTGCAGCGTTATTATTAATGGTTCTTCCCTCAAATTTCGATATCGTTTTTGACACGCTTGGGCTAGCCGTTGAATCATCAAACAGTCGATTTCCGTCGCTATCATAATGGGCGATATCTAACAAGTAGATTGACTTACCGTAATCCTTGTTTTTATCAAGTGCATGATCTGTAACAAATGATTCTCTTATGCCCGGAATTGCCAAAATGTTTGTATTGACTGCTAGCGGATCTGTCATGATATCAATAGCAGTCTTATAGGAAGCAATCCCGTTGTTATCTTTTCCGGTGCCGGCCATATTTGCGCTCATTCCCGGAGAAGTGAAGGAACTATTTGCTCCTCCTCCGGTATCGAGAGAAGTTGACTTGTCATTTAATCTGGCAGCATTTTTATCCAAAATATTCAGGCCGTCGAAACCACCGTAGAAAATATTGGTGAATTTGGCATACTCTGTAAACTTATTAAAAGTTATTGAAGATGTTTGATTGACTAGAGTTGCCAAAGTAATTCTATTAGTTCCCTCACTCTGTCCGTCATTTACGGTATATTTAGTGGGATCTATTACGCCGTCTCTAATGTATGCGGCTTCTGTCATAAAGGGGTCAACTGAGCCCGTAATTTCAGTGTCGTTAAAAGTTCCCGTGGACGATCCGCCAGCAAGCCTAGATAGAGCAACTCTGGCAAGGGTAAACTTATTATTATTGAAGGTCTTTAGATCGTTCGCATGCAAGGGTATTATCTGGGATCCTGTTGTTAAGACGTCCATCTTTTCAATTCCCAGAAACTTTGTCTGGTCGATCAAACCTTGATTAACTTCAGATGAGTTGTTAGCGCGAAGAGCTGCATTAGCTAGACCCGACCCCTGGATGGTTGAGTCTCCTGGGCACATCGTAGTCTTAACACCCCAGTAGAACCTGGGCTCAATTGTCTCTTCGTCACCCGGGAATCCTACGAACGGAATAGCACCTGATTTCACCGCGCCGTTTGTGACCTTAAACCTTAGCGGCACCGGTGGAACGATTGAGCCCGTTAAGCTTTCATTGGTATCACGCCCAGGGAGGGAGTCAGCATTATGAATACCAAGTCGAGTTCGAGTAGGCTCAAGAGCATCAATAGCATCACCCATGTTATTATTAGTCTTGAGTGCAGGAATACCTTTAAACCCAAAAGGAAGGCATTCCTTGGGTAAGTTTCCATCTGCAAGATCAGATGCTAAAACCACTCTCACAATATTTGACTTATTTGGATATTTTCCAGTGACAACTAGTTTTCTTTCTGTGTCCTCTATGGCATCAAAATTAAATACTGCTTTTCGGTCACCGATCATTCGCCCAATGAAATTTTCTGAACTGGGATTGAGATCGCAGTTCGGGAAAGACTCCAAGATTTCTCTTGACTTATCATTGTCCTCATATCTACGAACCTGGACTGTGAACGTTCCATACGGATTATTCTCATCTGTTGATCCTCGGATGCTTGCTATGGAAATCTTAAACTTCCCTATTGGGTAAGCTCCGTCATCTAGAGTTTCAAAGTGAAACAAGTTGTATTCAGTTTTACCAAAGGGCTGCGAGATAAAACTCGTAGTCCTGGACGTCGTGTATCTAGTGTCAAATCTACCGAAAGCTGTCAAAAAATTCTGACCTGCTTTGTTGTTAGGAGATGTGATCGAAGATCCTGACATCATTACGACAGATTTGTCAGAAATTGACATTGCAGCTAGTTCAGACTCAACATCAAAAGCCGCGTAAAGTAAATGCTTTTCTTGAGAGAACTTTTCAGGATTAGTGTTTAGGATATTTCTAATGTAATCCTTGCTGCGCGGATTTAATGATGCAGTTAGGACTCTAATGCCGTTTGCAGCATCAGGTGCTTCTCCGCCAAATCCGGTATCTGAAGATGAAATTATCAGCTTGAACTTCTCTGCCATTCCGGTTGTATTACTTGCAGAGGCTGGTGTAGCAATGTTATCACCCCCTTGGAGGGCAAGATAATCTCCAGAATTATAGACTGAGGCGTCGAGCGACGCACTTAGGACGCCAGCTCTCGCATCGCTCGTAGTAAAAATAACACCTCGAATTAGATTTACGTAGTTAGAACTACCGACAGAATCATTGTGGGTGAAGATAGGAAACCCATAGGTTTCTGAACCTGACAAAAAATGCTTTGCTGCCAGGAAATGAACTGTTCCCAAAGAATGCTTTACGTTTGTTGTTACGGGTGTGATTTTAAATCCCGCGTTTTTAACAGTTCCCTTTACTTCTGTAGTAGTGATATCGGTGGAAGTTGAATTTGCGCCGGCTCCGAGAACTCGAACGTAAGTTACGGCATCTCGGCTCTTTAAAAACTCGTTAACTGCGTAAGGGCCAAATTTCTTAGAATCAAGGTCACCAAACTTTGTTTTAAAGTCTGCCATCGATCCGATTGTGATCGGTACAAACGCAGGACCTTTTTCTGCAGGCCCTACTACTCCTGCAGGTGTGCCTAAAGGTCTTTGAACTCTTTGTGTTAAATCAACCTCTTGTTCAAAAAAACCCGGAGATCGAAAAGTCTGCTCAGCCATATGATTAGTCTCCTACGGGATTTACTAATGTCACTTATAAATATGTAGAGAAGGTTCAATTGTCACTTTAAAGCTCATCGATCTTGGTAGCGATTCTTGCGCTAACGACTGTCTCCCCTTTTCTTTGATTTCTCGTGAGTACTTTTAGGTACTCTATGTCGCCCTCTTTTGTGAACGGATTTATTACTTGTGTTCTTGCTTTTAAGTACGAGTAACGCTCATCTTCGACGATATCTCCCGCGGTGTTGATTTCATTCACATCGCTAAGAATAAATTTATCAATTTCACCCGTAGGATCAGGTAATCCAGTCGGATGTTGAACTATTGGAGCATTTGCAGTGAACATATCAAAGTGAATATCTGGAGCGGAAACAAATTTTCTAAACGGGCTCATATCACCAGGGTTTTGAGATGCAACGATAAACCCTGGAACCTTGACATTGAACGTGTACCTAATTATTCTCTCATCATTTGTAAAGTCGTCAAAATTATCCTGGTTGCTGACTGTTGAATCTGGGTACGCTACAAACCAGTATCCTTTGTCAGATTCTAACTTAAACTGGTTTCTATTTCCCGTATAGGCTCCCACAAGTCGCTCAATCATCTGGTTCATGTGAGTTGTGTAAGAGGTCCAAAAAGTTATCTCATAAGACA